CAACTGTTGCAGCAAGTGGATCAGCAACAATAAATCCTTATGTTAAAGTAGGACCATTAAATCAAACTGCTGGTTTTGGTTATGGTACTTCTGGATGGGGCGGGTCTGCAGGAGTTATCTCAACTTTAAATGGTTTACTACAAGATGACACTGCTGGTACTGGTGGTTCAGGAACCTCAATTACATTATCTTCCGTTGTTGGTTTTCCAACATCTGGAACTATAAAAGTTGGAGCAGAGTTTATTTCATACACTGGAATTTCTACAAATGATTTAACTGGAATTACTAGAGCTGTAGCAGGCACTAGATCAGCCCATGCGAGTGGAGCTTCTGTTGAAGCTTATCTTGGATGGGGAACTTCATCATTGACTGGTGGAGTAACTTTAGAATCTGCATCATGGTCTTTAGATCATTTTGGATCAAAATTAATTGCAACAATAAAAGATGGTCAAACATTTGAGTGGGATACTATAAGTAATTCCGCTGCTGCATTAACCACACGAGCAACTGTTGTTAGTGGAGCACCAACTAAATCTGTTATGTCTATTGTTTCTGAAAGGGATAGACATTTAGTTATACTTGGAACAGAAACTACAATTGGAACTTCAAATACTCAAGATAAAATGTTTATAAGATTTTCGGATCAAGAAGATATATCTGATTATGCTCCGACCTCAGTTAATACTGCTGGTACATTTAGAATAGATTCAGGTACAAAAATAGTAGGAGCTGTAAGAGGTAAAGATTATATTTTAATTTTAACTGACACATCAGCTTATGTAATGCAGTTTGTTGGTCCTCCATTTACATTTTCAATAAGACAAGTTGGAAGTAATTGTGGAGCTATTGGTCAACACTCTATTAAATATGTAAACGGAGCTGTTTGGTGGATGGGTCAAGCTGGAGGATTTTTTGTATACGATGGTACAGTTAAATCAATACCATGTTTAGTTGAAGATTTTGTATTTACAAATAAAGGAGACAATCTAGGTTTGAGTTACGCTAATGGAGAACAAATTTATGTAGGACTAAATCATCTTTATGAAGAAATAAGTTGGTTCTATCCCAAATCTGGTTCATCTTTAATTGACAGAGTTGTTACTTATAATTACACAGAACAAACTTGGACAACTGGATCACTTTCAAGGACTACTTGGTTTGATGCAACACTATATGACAATCCATATGCAACTGAATATGGTGCGTCTGGTACACCAACATTCCCTACTATTCAAGGAGTGACAAATGCAAACGGAGCATCAACTTATTATGCTCATGAAGTTGGTAATAACGAAGTAGATTCTACTGGAGCAAAAACAGCTATACCAGCTTTTATTCAATCTGGAGATTTTGATTTAGCCGAAGGAGGAGATGGTCAATTTTTTATGAGTGTTAGAAGATTTATTCCTGATTTTAAATTAATTACTGGAGATGCGGAAATAACTATTAACCTTAGAAAATTTCCATCTGATACTGCAACATCCTCGCCTCTCGGACCTTTTATAGTAAATAGCACAACTGATAAAGTAGACACTAGAGCAAGATCAAGATTTGCAAGTATTAAAGTTGCTAATACTTCTACAGACCAAAATTGGAGATATGGAACTTTTAGAGCTGATGTGCAACCTGATGGAATGAGATAATGGCAAGAGTAGATATTATAATTCCTGAACCGACACCAGTTTATACTGAAGACAATCAAAGACAAGTAGCACAATCTTTACAAACTCTTAAAGATAAGCTAAACACTTCTTATCAAGAAGAAATAAAACAAGACACAGAAAGGTTTGCGTGGTTTAATGGCTAATATATATAAAAAAGTAAACACAGATTTAATAACTGGTACGGAACAAAGTGTTTATACAGCACCAAGTAATAGCAGAGCTTTAATTAAATCTATTCATGTTTACAATGAAGGTGCAGGAGACGCAATTGTTACAGTTAAAATTACTTCAGGGGCCACAACTTATTTTTATGAAAAAAAAACCATAGCTGCAGACGCTCACCATGAATTTATTACCAACATATTGATTTTAGAAGAAACCGATATACTAAAAATGCTATCAGACATTACTGGACCAGATGTTACGATTAGTTTATTAGAAATAAACAGATCAGATCAAAATGGCTAAAAAATTTACAGCATATGTAGAGAGAGACCAGCCTAGGAAAAGACCCCGTAGGCATACAAAATGTCTTAACAAAAGTAAGAAAAGAAGTTATAAGAAATACAATAAACAAGGAAGGAATTAATATGACAACTAAAATTATAGACGGAAAAGAAGTAAAAGTAATACCTGCTGTAGCAAAAGAAATAGTAAAACATAAAACAACTGGTAAGGTTTATGCTAGTAAGGCTGAGTTTGATGCTGATGTATCAAATCCAGACACTACAACAACTAATGAAGATTTTTCACAGCATGTTGAAATAACTGTTGCATCTATGTCAATATTTGGTAAAACCAAATAATGGAACCACAGGGCGGAACTGAATTACAATTTGCATTATTAGAAAAACACTGTCCCAAAGAACTATTAGATCAAGTACAGATATGTACTTCTATTCCTGGTAAAGTTCCTTTACACCCAACTAAATTAAATATTCTTTGGCAAAAAAATTCTTGGGATCAACCTAACCTTCAAGAGTTTTTTAATAACAAAGAACGTCATGATGAATACGACTGGTATGTTTTTAATAGTCATTGGAACTATGAAAAATTTAGAATGATGTTTGAGGTACCACAAAACAAATGCATGGTTATTAAAAATGCAACTGATAATTTTCCCACTAGAAAAAAATATAAAAAAGGTGATCCTATAAAATTATTACATCACTCTACTCCATGGAGAGGTCTAAATGTAATGTTAGCTGCAATGCAATATGTTAAAAATCCTAATATAACTTTAGATGTTTATAGTAGTACTCAAATTTATGGAGATAGTTTTAAAGAAAGAAATGATGATGTTTATCTTCCTTTATATGAACAAGCTGAAAAATTACCTAATGTTAATTATATTGGATACAAACCTAATCAATATCTTTTAGATCATATGACAGATTATCAAATGTGGGTTTACCCAAGTATATGGGAAGAAACTTTTTGTATAGGTGTGGTAGAAACTGCAGCAGCAGGACTACATGGAATTGTCACAAACTACGGTGCACTTTTTGAAACGTTTGCTGAATGGCCAGTATATGTAAATTTTACTAAAGACTACGCAGCTTTAGCAATTGCTTTTGCTCATGCTATAGATACAGCTGCTGACTATCTTCATGAGGACTATCTTCAAAATCATTTAGATGCTCAAGTAGATTATTATAAAAGATTTTATTCCTGGGAGAAAAAAGGAAAAGAATGGGAAAACTTTTTGAGAGGAGCTTTAAATGCACGATCCAAGGCTTAAGCATAAAAAAATAAGTCAAAACATTGACTTTAATGAAACTGTTAAACCTATATGGAAAGATGAAACAAAAGAATCACCAATAGAAAAACCTAAATATAGTATTGTGGTATGTACTCCAGTCCATAGTGATGTATCTATTCATTATGCTCAATCTTTATTAGAGTTTCAAAAGTTTTGTTTTTATCAAAACATAAAAGTGATGTTTCATTTAATTAAATCATCTCTAGTAACTCAGGGTAGAAATTTATGTACAGCTGCATTTTTAAATAATGAAGAAGCTACACATATGTTATTTATCGATTCGGATATAGATTTTGAATCTTACTCTATTTATAACATGCTTGAAAAAGATAAGGATATTATATCAATACCCTACCCATTAAAAAGCTTTGATTGGGATAAAGGGATGCATAAATTAAATGAAGGGTCTATTAAAAATAAAACAGATTTAAGTATGTCTATGAATAACTATCCCCTTAAATTAGAAAATATAGAAGATATTACAGTTGTGGATGGTGTTATGGAAGTAACTCATTCTCCTACGGGGTGTATGCTTATTAAGAAATCAGTTATTGAAAAAATGGTTAAACAATATCCACATATGAAGATTAAACAACACACGGTAATTAATGGTAAGTCTGTTGAAACTCCTAATGTTTATAATTTTTTTGATACTCATTTTGATCCAGAGACGCATACGTATCACGGTGAAGACTTTGCTTTCTGTATGAGATGGAGAGATTTAGGTGGTAAATGTCACGCATATATTAAGGATTATATAAGTCATGTAGGAGAGCATCAGTATACAGGAAGATTTGCTGATGAGTTGAAACGAATAGACTAAAATGGTATTATTAGCCATAAACTATATATTAAATTATGGATCCATTTACATTAGCATTAGCCACATTTGGCGTACAGAAACTTAGAGGAAAATCAACTAAAAGATCATTAAGAGATGCATTTATAGTGGGGGGTGGTTCTCAGTTATATAGTATGTCAGCTTTACCAGGGTCATCAATGATACAAGGTTTTGGAGGAGGCGCAAATGCATTAGCCGGAGAAGGTTTAAAAGCTCAACTTGGTAATACAATGGCAGGTAGTGGTATCAGTTCTTTATTAGGTAAAAAAGCTATGAGTGCAGAAGCAATAAAAACTGCAGGCTTAGAAGGTGCGGCAGCAGAGAAAGCTGCAGCAGGTTCAGGTTTCATGGGTATGTCTCCAGTTTCAAAACTAGTTACAGCTTCAACAGCATTACCTTTAGTTGAAGGATTGTTTAGTGATGATACACCTGATAAACCACTATTTAATGAAAAAGATTACAAAGACGCTTATGCGAGAGAAAGTGCAAAATTAGAAGGTGCTTTTGTTCCAGCAAATGAAACAACTAATTATAATCCTTTCCCTAACGCTAATACATTTTATGCAGCTAAAGGAGGCATAACAAATATTAAAAAATTCAATGAAGGGGGTGGAGTTCAATACTTACCTTCTAAAATAGTTAAAGATGAAAAAGATTATTCTTTATACGAAAGAGCTGGTGGATATATAGAAGATGAAACTGGTATGGGAAATAAAGATAAAGATACAATGTTAGCTCAGTTAGCAGATGGAGAGTTTGTGTCTAGAGCAGATGCTATCTTAGGTGCTGGTATTATGTCTGGAGCAAGCCCTAGCGATTTTAAAGATATGAGAGCAAAAGGTGCAAAGTTTTTTTACAATCAACAATCACAACTAAAAAGAATATATGAGTTAACAGATGGCGCAGAGCAAACTAAAAATTAATAAAGAGGTTGCTGTATTATACATCGAGCCTAAACAATTAAATGACTACTGGACATTGGTAGAGTTTATGTTGAGAGAAGGTTTAAAGTATGATGGTGATCCCATGTCTATTACAGATTTAAAAGAAGGTATTCTTTTAGGTCATCTTCAGTTGTTTGTTATGTTTGGTTCAGATGATGGGGAGAAGCATAAAGTGTTCGGTACTTTTGTTACACGGATCACGACCCTACCTAACTATAAACAAGTAGAAGTTATTTTATTAAAAGGTGAGAAGAGATATTTATGGCAGGATGAAGCTGCAGAAATGATAGAGCATTTAGCAATTCAAAATGATGCTAAGAAAATTGCAGTTCATGCTAGACCTGGTTGGAAAAACTTTTTAAAAACTAAAGGTTGGGAAGTTAAAAGATATTTATATACTAAGGAGATAAAATAATGAGTTTTATATTTGGTGGAGGATCCAGCGCTGGCGGTGGTGGTGGTGGTACTTCAACTGGAACACAAACAAACATTGCAAGAGAAGCTCCAGAAGTAGAGGCTAGAAAACTTAGTCTTTATGATCAAGCAGCTAAGTTAGCAACAACCCCTGTTAATATTCCAGGACAACAAGTTGCACCTTTAACTCCTTTAGAACAAGCGGGTCTTACACAAGCTGGGACAACGGGTGTAGGAGCACCTTCTGTCACAAGTGGTTTAGCTTCTTTACAAAGTTCATTAGCAGGTCCTAATATAAATCAATTTTTAAATCCTTATCAATCTTATGTAACAAATGAAATTGGTAGACAGGGGCAAATAATGTCAAATCAAATATCAGCTAATGCAGTTAATTCTGGTGCATACGGTGGAGGACGTGAAGGCGTTCAACAGGCAGAATTACAAAGTCAAACATTAGGTAAGATGGGTGAATCTTTAGCACAAGGGTTTCAAAGTGCTGCAGGGTTAGCTGGTCAACAACAAGGTATTCAACAAGCGGGCGCACAGATTTACGGTCAAATGGGACAACAACAACAGGCAATGTCTCAAGCAGATATAAACCAACAGATGACGGCAGGTTCATTACAAAGAGGTGTTGGTCAACAAGGTCTAGAAGCTACTAGACAAACAGCATTACAAAAAGCTTATGAGCCTTACCAAAGAGTAGAGTTCTTAAAAGGTATCATGACTAATTTACCAACAACTCAAAGTTCGATAACAGCAACCACGGCTCCCGGTGCTAATCCATTATCTCAAGCTGTAGGAACAGGTCTTGGTGCTTACTCGGCTTATAACATGATGCAACCGAGAAAGTAATATTATGGATAAAGTATTAACTAGAAAACTATTTGCAAAAAGATATTTTGAAATGAATAAACCTAAACAGTTTAGTCAAGGAGGAATTACAGTTATTAAAAAATTTAATGAAGGTGGTTTAAGTAGAAAAGAAAAAGCTATGTACGCTGCAACACTGGCAGGTCCTTTACTTCAAGGCAAAGGGTCAGGTTTAGCATCTACATTATCTTCTTTAGGGGAAGGTATTCAAAAACTTCCAGCTACAGTATTAGCTGTAGAAAAAGCCAAAGCAGCTAGTGGTAAAGGTTTTAGAACTATGAGTGATTTTGAATTAAAAGAATATGGTTTATCTAAAGGAACCGTAGCTCAAGTGGGTGCAGATGGAAAAATAAATATTGTAAGTAAACCTTCCGCTGAACAGCTTAAATCTAGAGATGGTGCTAAAAGAGTAAGAACAATTTTATCTAAAGTGCAGGGAGATTATATGGATTTAAATAAACCTGTGGGATTTATGGATGCTGGTAGAATAAAAGGTTTTATTGGAAAAGCAGGAGGTTCTGAATATGCAAAAAGATATAGTAGTTTTAAATCTAGAATACAAGCAGCCACTTCATTTGTAACACAAGCTATTTCTGGTGCAGCTGTATCTGAAGAAGAAGCAGCAAGAATTGAAAGATTAATTCCTCAAGTAGGAGATACGGAAGCTACCTTTGAAGGTAAGATGTTAGCTTTGGATGGTTACTTTGCAGATGCTATAGCAATTGCTGAAGATAATAATGCTGACTTTACAACGGCTATGGAAATTATGGAAACATCAGGTCAAGGTGCTTCAAATTATTTAGATCTTACACAAGATATAACAATTAAAAAAGACGGTGATGTTATTGATGTCACTGGTAACTAAGGATTAGTATGGGTGAAATTGTAGTTAGCGATCAAAAATTTAGAATTAAAGGTGACGAGCCTACTGAAAAAGAATCATTAGCTATTGAGTCTTATTTTGGAGCTAAATCTTTAAAGGGTAAAGATGGTGTATCTTTTGATGAAGAGTTAGAAATGATGATAACTCCAGAAGATGTTTTAAGTGATGCACAAAAAGGAAAGTATAATAAGGATACAGAAAGTTTTTTAAAGAGTCCAGGTTTTGGAAGAATTGTAACTGAGGTAGGTTTATCTATAGCCGGTGGTTTAGCGGGAATAGCAATGGCTCCTCTTTCTGGTGGTTCTTCATTAGCAGTGACAGCAGTGACAGCTGCAAGAATAGCAAGAATAGCTAGACCTCTTTTAAATATATCAGCTAAGACAGTAGGTAAAGTTGGAAGAGCTACAGCAGGTGCTGCAGTAGGGGGTGGAGCTGGTGCAGCTATTGCACAGACTTTTGATCCTAGAGAAAGTATTGTAAAAGAAGTTACTAGAGGAGCTATCCAAGGGGGATTTGGTGAAGTTCTTGGTTTTGGTATGGCTGGTGGTTTAGCAAAAATGTACAACAAAGTTACTGGCAAAGGTTTACATACAATCACAGGAGCTCAACAAGCTGCTGCAATTGTTGAAAGAGATAAAGAATTTTTTTCTATTCTAAAAGATATTAGAGCAGGTAAAGCTAAACCTACTCAATCAATGATAGATGATTTTGCAGCAGGTAAAACTAAAAGTGGAAAAGCTTTCACTGAACAGCAGATGGCAATTTTAAAAGATCCAAAATTAATAGAAGAAGTTACTGATACTATTATAACTAAAAGGGGAACAGAATTTTTTGCTGATGTAGAAAAAGCTAATATTACTCCTGGGGTAATGACTCAAAATAGTGCTATTGATATGATGGAAGGAATTGCTGGTTCAGCTCTATTTGGATCAGGTGCTATTAGATCTGCTCAAGAAATGGGTAAACAAACTGTAATGGAAGGTCTTGATGTATTTACAGATATAGCTTTAAAAGGGGTTAATAATATAGACGATACTGGTTTACAGGTAGGTATACTATTACAAAATAGTGTAACTAATAACCAAAAATTATTCAACAATATAAAAATGAGAGCTTATGACGATTTTGGTGCAAAGGTAAAACAAGTTACTACACTAGCGGATGGTACTCCTAATCCTAAATTTGAGTTTGATATAGGTGGGCCAAGTGCTAAACCAAAATTAAATGTGTGGGATGCCCGTACAGGTACAAATGAAGTTGTAAGTAACTTAGGTAAATATACTGACGATATGATGGCAAAATATGCTAAGGTTACTACCGCCCCTAAAGTAAGAGAAATTTTAGGACAGGTAATGGCAATAGGTCCTAGAACAAATTATAATGAGCTTAATACAATTTACAGAGCTTTAGGTTCCAATGTTTATGAGGGTGAGGCTAAAGTAGTTCAAGCAGAAGTCATGAAAAGAATGGAGGGTATATTAAATGATACTACGATAAGTAAACTTCCTGCAGATTTAAATATATTACGTGGACAATTACACGCATTTAACAAATTTGGTGTTAAATCTTTTAATAATACTATTGCAAAAAAAATATTAAAAACTGATGTAGGTCAAGAAACTTTATATAATCAAATTGTAGTAGCAAATAAAGAAAGTTTTACAAAGTCTTTTATGGATCTTTTAGATAGTAAGATGACAATTCCAGGAACTAAAACAACTCATTATTTGTTTCCAGATAGAGAAATAATAAAATCAGGTATCCAAGGACAATTTTTAAAAAACTTTTTAAATGTTTCACAAAAAACAGAAGGGCAGTATCAAGTTTTAAATGCAGCTGGAGCTTCTAAATTTTTAAGAGCACATAAAGATTTAATAAATGATGGTAATTTTTTAACTGCATCCCAAAGAACAAATATAAAAGATTACGCAGAAGCTTTAAAGTTTACTACAGGTAAAGCAACTGCTCCTGGAGCAGCAGGAGAAGGAACTGGTAAAATATTTATTCAATTAAAACAAGCTGGGGCAGTAACTCAGATAGGTGGAATATTAGCTGGAGGTGGAGGCTATATTGATCCAGGTACTGCAGGATTTTTTGTACTTGCTCCTTGGGCTCTTGCTAGAGCATTTGCATCTCCTAAAATTACTAAGCTATTAATAAATGGTTTAGGTAAAGGTCCTATGAAAATAGATAATTATGGAAAGTACAAAAGATATATGGCCCAACTATCAACTGGTTTAGTAGGCCAAGGTTTAGTAGGTCCCGAACAAGCAAAACTTGTTATGGATAATATAGAAGGTGATAAAGATCAGTACGAACAATTTTTTGCTACAGGAGTTTTTGAAGGCCCTACTCCAAGAGAGTTAGGTAGACCGGAAGCAGCACCAGCAATACCAGTAGAGGTGGCTGAAGAAACTATTACTGAAACAGCAGCAGCTCCTGCAAGATCTAATTTAAATTTACCTAATGTTACTCCAGGTAATGTGGGACAGACAGGAATTAATCCACAAGCAAGAATGGCCTTAGCTTCTGGTAATATTGACGGGGCACTAGCTGCTAATAGTATGGGCCAAATGAAGACAGGTGGAATAGTAAGTGTCTTTAAAAAAAACTAATCACTCAGATAAATTAGCTCATCAACGGATCACGGATCACGAGAAACTTTGTAGATATATGCAACGAGAAACAAATAAAAAAATAAAAGATATGCATGACGATATTCATAGACTAGAAAAAATAGTTATTGCATCTACTGGTTTTTTATTAACATCTATGATGGGAATAATTGTTGCTTTATTTTTTAAAGTATTCTAAAAGACCTTGTGCGTCTTATTAGAGAAA